ACAGACGACACAACCTTTAACTATGTGTTGACTGGTTCACAGAACAGAATGAAGCTGCTGGACGTTATTAACGACACCTCAGATTTCTTTATGCAGTACCGTCCTTCACGTTGGATGGACAATGCTTTCTTGATTGAGACACCGCCTATTGGTTCTCCACAGTTCTACAGCTTCAACGGTGTAGACGCTAACGGTGACAATGCTGTTGATGTCTACCCTAAGCCTAGCGGAGTGTTTCAGTTACGTTTTAACGTGGTGTTACGCACAGCAGACTTTACAGAAGACGCAGAGAACATGCTAATACCTTCCTCTCCTGTTATACAAATGGCTACCGCATTAGGTGCTAGAGAGCGTGGTGAGACACAAGGCACTAGCGCAGCAGAGTTATTTGCACTGGCAGATAACACCTTGGCAGATGCTATTGCTATTGACGCTGCTCAACATCCTGAAGAAACTATTTGGTATTCGTAAATGGCACAACAACTACAAAACATTACAGTAGCTGCACCAGGGTTTTTTGGTCTTAACACACAGGATTCTCCAGTAGGCGGTAATCCCTCGTTTGCCTCTGTTGCAGATAATTGTGTTATTGACCAACTAGGCCGCATTGGTGCGCGTAAAGGCTGGGAAGCTGTTTCTACCAATGGCGGTGCTGTGTTAGGTAGTAGCCGTGGTATTGAGACTGTGTACGAGTACAATGACAGGTCTGGCGATAAGGTTGTTTTGTCAGCAGGTAACAATAAAGTATTCAAAGGTACTACAACCTTAACAGACATTACTCCTAGCGGCTATACACCTACCGCTAACAACTGGAAAGTAGTAGCACTGAACAATCATGTATACATGTTTCAACAAGACCATGAGCCATTGATAGGAACAGACGAGTCAGGCTCTTTTGTATTAGAAACTATGTCAGGTCACAGTCACAGCACAGGCACTGCACCAGAGGGCAACGAAGTCTTAGCGGCCTACGGTAAGTTGTTTGTAGCTGACGTTACAGGCGATAAGCACACTGTCTATTGGTCTGACACGCTTAACGGCCATGCTTGGACAGGAGGCGTTTCAGGCTCGTTAGACGTTACTTTGGTATGGCCTACAGGCTCTGACGAGATAGTGGCTCTAGCGGCCCACAATGGATTCCTAATCATCTTTGGTAAGAATTCTATACTTGTGTACTCTGGTGCATCCTCTCCTGCCTCTATGACGCTTACAGACACCATAGAAGGCGTTGGCTGTATTGCCCGTGACTCAGTACAGCACACAGGCACTGACATTATATTCTTGTCAGACGCTGGTGTACGCAGCTTTGGTAGGACTATACAAGAGAAGTCCATGCCTATGCGTGACATCAGCAAGAATGTACGCACTGACTTATTAAGCCTTGTGTCTTTACAGGTAAATCCTATTAAGTCTCTCTACAGTTCTGACAATGCTTTTTACTTGTTGACGCTACCAGATAGCAACACTGTGTATTGTTTTGATATGCGAACTCCTTTAGAAGATGGTTCTCACCGTGCTACTACTTGGTCTAGTATGTATCCTTTGTCGTTTGCTGTGTTAGAGGACGGTAAGATATATATTGGTATCTCTAGCGGAATAGTAGAGTACAAAGGATTTATAGATGGTGCTGTTAAGTATGAGTTGAGATACTTTAGCAATGCTATGGACTTTGGTAACACTTCTAATCTGAAGTTCTTGAAGAAGTTTAACTTAACTATTATTGGTGGAAAGAACACACCCACTACATTGAACTGGGGCTATGACTACACAGCAAATTACACTAAACAAGCGTTTATATTCGGCTCTAGTAACACTGGCGAGTATGGTGTTTCTGAGTATAACACTACAGCAGAGTACACCGCCTCTATTCTAATCAACACGCCAAAGGTTAATACTAGCGGCAGTGGTGAGGTAGTAACTATTGGTATCGAAGCAGAAGTAAACGGTGCTGCATTTTCTATTCAAAAAATTGACATACACGCTCTATTAGGGAGACTTATCTAATGTCTGATTATACAAAGACAACTAACTTTGCTACAAAGGATTCTCTTCCTTCTGGTAATGCTGCTAAGATTGTGAGAGGCACAGAGATTGACACTGAATATAACAACATTGCGACAGCAGTGGCTACTAAAGCCAACTCTGCTAGTCCTACTTTTACTGGTACTGTTACAGCCGCTACCGTAAACTGCTCAGGCACACTGACGGCTGATACAATTACTGGAGGAGCGTACTAATGAGTTTTCTAAGTGATATAGTAGGAGCAGGCGGGGCTTACTACCTACAAGAACAAAATATTAAAGACCTCCAAAAAATTGGTCAAGAAACACAGACAGGAATGCAAGCATTAGGTGAGCAAGCAGCAGCAAGTGCAGCGTTTAAACCGTACACTGTCACCAGTGATCTAGCTAATGTTGTTACTACACCCGAAGGTGGCTTTGGTATTAATCTATCACCAGAGCAACTAGCCATACAAAACCAGCTACAGGGTCAAGCAAGCAGTATGTTTAGCCAAGTAGGTGTAGACCCTGCCATAGCACAAGCGCAGCTATACGAGCAAATGAGAGCCATACAACGACCTGAAGAACAACGTCAGAGTCTAGCATTGGAAGAGCGTATGTTGTCACAAGGCCGCTTAGGGCTAGGCTCTGCTGCTTATGGCGGTTCTTCTCCTGAGTTGTTGGCTCAAGAGACTGCACGACAGGAAGCAATGGCACGAGCTAACTTAGGTGCGCGTCAGCAGTCAATGGCTGAACAATCACAAGCGGCCAACTTAGGTGGTCTGTTACAGGCCGCAGGTTATCAGCCACAGGCACAAGCCTTGTCTATGTTGGGTGCTAGTCAAGTTCCTGCGGGTTATGCAGATGTTGGTCGTAGAACTGGTGCTGAGTTGGCTTCCCAGCTAGGCTTAGGTGGGCTAGAAGGTAGACTACAGGCTGAAGACTTAGCAAGCCGTTTAACACTACAACAAGGCGAAGGTTTATTAACTGCTCTTATAGGTCAACAACCGTCTGCTCTTGATATGGCTAGAATAGAACAGATATATGCCGACATAGGTAAGCCTACACCTTCCAATATTGGTGACGGCATACTAGACGCAATTTTTTAAGGAGAACTTTAAATGGCTAGACAAGATTTAGTAGGACTCCTTACTGGAGTACAAAGTACACAGCAGCCTATTTCTGCAATGAACCCACAAGACTGGCGTATGCAGTTTGGGCAGCGACAGTCAGAAAAGATGAACCAGAGACTGCGTGGTCTTACAGGCGGAATGTCTACACAAGAGGCGTTGGGTGCTGGTTTATCACAGCTAGACCTCAGCACACCTGAAGGTTTAAGAACAGTAGCTAAGTTACAACAGTCTACTGGTAACTTAGCAGGTGCTGCACAGACTGCGGCCAGGATTAAGCAGATGCAGGAGAAAGAAAAAGCAGAAGCCACAAAGCAATCTACTTTGTTGAAAGAGCAGCAAGCAAAGGAAGGATTTGCAGATTATATTCGTAAAATAGACCCTACACTAGCTCCCTTGGCTTTATCAGGAAAACTTACACCTGAGAATATGAAAGATTTTTTGCCTGAATTATCGGACAAAGAGCGTTATAAAGTTGTAGGTAGTAATATATTTGACACAGTGGACTCTGTATTTATTTCTGGGCCACAAGGCTCTGCAAAGCCTAAAGATAATTTAATTACTGTTGATGGTAGACTATATAACGCACTTGAAAAAAGATTTATAGACGTTCCTCCAAAAGTTGCTGAAATGACTAAAGAACAACAAAATTACGAAGCAGTCAAAGCAGCTAATGATGCGGCAGGGCTGACTACTCCAGTTTTCGGTAAATGGTTAGATAGAGATAAAATAGCAGACAATAGATCACCAGATAAAAAAATATGGGACGAATTAAAAGCAGCTAACGATGCGGCTGGGTTTCCTACAATGTCTTATGGAGATTGGTGGGATTCTAATAATGTCGAAACAGACACGATTGAGAGAACAGACCCTATTACTGGTTACACAAGCACCTCTGTAATTAATAAAAAAACAGGGGCTGTTATTAGAGAACTAGGCGTTACTGGTTTGCCTCAGTTAGAAATTGAATCATTAGAGAATGGTAAATATAGAGTTAATAATCTGACAAACGCCACTAGAGGGGAACTCGTAGACACGCCAGAAGCTGCTCAGTTAAGACTGAAAAAGATGCAGCAGACGCAGAACGAACTATTTGCTTTAGATCAGATATTAGCTAAAACCACAAAAGCAAAAGAACTTGCTGAAGGAGAAGGCGGATTTGGCGGTGCTGGCGCTGCTTCTAAGACAGGAGAATATGCTGTTCTTTCTCGTTTGGGTTTCGGCACTGATTCAAGAGCATTAGCAAAAATTATTACAAGCTTACAAGCCAATCTAGGTTTTGACGAGTTACAAAACATGAGAAAAAACTCACCTACTGGTGGAGCTTTAGGTAGTGTTAGTAATTTAGAAATAGGTCTTTTAATTTCTGCTGTTACAGCCCTTGATCCCCAGTTAGGTGTAAAGGCGTTTAACGAGCAAATAGATTTAGTTAGAAAACATTACGATAACTTTAAAAGAAGTTTGATGGGAGTGTCTTCAAACGTAGATTATAACTCTAAAGAGTATGCTAGTTATCTAAAAACAGAAGACAAACCTAATAACCCTCTTAGCGTGATTAGTGGCGAGTTTGTGTTGCGTGATCCAGAAACACAAGGCTGGTTTTTCACAGGTGTAAAAGTTAAGGAAACTAAATAATGTCTTTTCGAGAAGTAGTAGACCCTGACATGCTCCTAGAGTTAAATTCTGTAGGAAAATCTCCAACCGCAAGCAGTACAGGTGGCATGACTTTAGTAACAGATCAGGCTATGCTTGACCAACTTAATGAGGGTTTTAACCCAGAAATAGAAGCTGTTAGGGCTAGTCAGTTGTTAGACGTAGTTGATCCTGAACCAGAAGACCCAGAAACTTGGGCAGATTGGATTTCGCCTGTATTAGAAATTGGGTCTGCACTTGCTGTTGCTGGCCCTGCTACAACAAAAGGAGCGGCTGTTGGTTCTGTATTTGGCCCTCCAGGAGCTTTTGTTGGTGGTTTAGGGGCTGGTGTTACAGCAACTACTGCTGCTGTCTATGGTAGCAGGCTTGCAGGAGAAGGCGCTGAAGCTTTAATAGAAGGTAGAGAATTCAATCCTGATTTAGCTGTTCAAGAAGCAATGGACGCTGCACAAACAGAGGCGCTTTTTAGCACTGTTTTTGGTGTAGCTTTTCCCGCAGTAGGTGCTGGTGTTAAAGCAACTAGAAAAGGTTTGAAAGATAAGACTCTCCTTACTGAAAAACAAAAACAAGTTATAGTGGACTTACAGGAAAAACTAAAAACTTATAACGCTAGTTTATTGCCTTCTATGGTTAGCGACAGTAAGAAAGCTGAGATTTTGACGAACATTGCTAAAGTTTCTCAAGTAACTAAAGGAACGGTCAATAACTACTTAGATTCTTATGGCAAGTACATGGGAGAACAAGCAGAACAACTGTTGCTAAGTTTTAAAGCTGCTGGGCCTACAAAACAAGGAGAGGTTTTACAAGCCTTAATAACACAAACAGATCAAGCCTTGAGAGAAATAGTAGACCCTCTGTATAAAAACATAGACGCGTTAGGAAAAAAAGTTACTGTACGGTCTTCAGAAGCTGCTACATCTCTTGCAGATAGCTTTAAAAAAGACTTTCGCGCTAAACCAAAATACACTGACAAAGGGAAGCTTATAGAAAGCTCCTTAGTAGAATATCCAACCAGTGCTACTAAAACAGCGGTTAATTATCTTGAAACAATACCAGATGATTTATCTTTTTTTGAAGCACATAAACGACTTTCCAAAGTAAAAGCGCGTCTTAATAAAGCAATACGTTCTACTGAACAAGACCCAGACAGGATAGAAGTATTAGCCGCTACAGCAGACATGCTTAAAGAAGCAATGGACGAGGCCGCTGGTACACTAAGCCCTGCTTTGAAAAAGCAGTATGATGAAGTAACAGACATGTACAATAAAGGTAAAAATGTTGTTACTAGTACATATTTAAAAAAGGCTTTGGAAGTAAATGACCCTGTTCAAATAGGAGCTATGTTGACTGCTGATGGACTCACATACGGCATTAAAGAAGTAAAGGAACTTAAAAAACTAGCTGCTCAGTACAAAACTAAATTGCCAAAAGATAGTAAGGTAAAAGGTTTAGACGCAGACCCAATGGAAGGGATCAGAAAGGGGTTTTTAGCACAAGTTTTAAAGGTAGGGCCAGACAGTTCTATCCAGTCTTTTCAGCAACTAAGAAAAAAACTAGCAGAGCCAAAGTTTAAAGAAACTTTTGACGAGTTGTTTAAAGGAACAGCAGCACAAAAACAACTAGATACGTTGTTTGACGAGCTATCTATTTTAGAGCGTGTACAGTCTGGAGGATCTGGTTTTCAGTTAGCCGTGGCGCAGGGTGAGTTTAGTGCTGTTAGAAACCCTAAAGTGGGAATATTGTTGAAAGGTTTTATACCTTCTTTTTTAGCTTCTAGAGAAATAGCACCAAAAAACATAGAAAAAGTAATAAACATGATTAAAACAGCTAAAGCTGCCGAAAATAAAGGAGTGGTTTTGCCTAAAGGATTTGACGAAAGGCTACAGCAGTTATTAACAGGTCAAAAAGTAGGATTAGGTTTAGGAGCTTTAATTAGTCAAGCACCAGAGTAACAAAAAAGCCCTGTGCAGTCATCTACACAGGGCTTTTTAGTACCTACAACATCTACACTATCTCACACGCACCACCTACACAGGCTAACTCTTGACTCCCTGTAGTGTTATCTTCCTGCTCAAAGTTATCTTTC